TAATATTAATGAGTTTGTTACTGCCGGACTCCCAAATATTGCTATGTATATGCCTGAAGATATAGGTGCTGAATATGGTTCTCAATGGGGTGGAAAAGGTTTCACTAACACTGGCGCAGATATAATGAGAGTTGCTGGTGCAGTGACAAACTCAAACAACTTAGGAACTTCAGCTGGTAAAGTTGGAGATGGTCTTAAGAGTTTTATGCAACGCGGTCCTGCTATTGTCGGGGAGGCGATTGCTACTGCCACAAATAGTCTTCCAGGAAAAATCGGTGGATCTATTGACGCCAATGATGTGTTAGGTAGTATCGGTGGAGTTATTCTTAACCCAAATGTAGAATTACTATTCACTGGTTTTGAGATGAGAACTTTTGGGTTAGACTTTTTAATGTCACCAAAAACTAAAGAAGAAGCAGAAATGATACGTGATATCGTTACAACATTTAAACGTGCTTCCTTGCCGAGACTTGGAGCATCTCCAGGTAATACTATTAATAATGTTTTTGGTGATGCAAAGGGAGAAGCAGAAGAAAATAGCAATAGCAACTTTATTGGTGTACCTAACCTATGCATCGTTAAGTTTATGAAAGGAGCAGCAGAGCATCCATATCTAGTTCAATATAAACCTTGTGCTATTACTAATGTAAAAATTGTGTACACACCTGATGGAGCTTACGCTACATATAGAGATGGATCTCCTGTCGCAACTAAACTAACAGTAACATTCGCAGAGACTAAACTTGTTTACAGCAATGAAATTTCATACGGAGGAGCTTCTTACTAATGCCATACTTTAATTACATACCAGACATTAAGTATGATACTAAACCTATTAGTTATCCTTTTTCTGAATCGGAATATGTTGTAGCGAAAAACTTTTTTCGTAGATATAAAATTAGTGATGACTTTAAAAAATATGCAGTGTTCTTTAAACAATATAATGTAAGTGACTTTGAAAAACCATGGATGATTGCTAACATTGCTTATGGAGATCCACAATTAGACTGGGTAATTCTTCTTACAAATAATATTGTCAACCCATTGTTTGACTGGCCACAAGACTCGTTTACTTTGAGAAAAATATTAGAGGGAAAGTATAACGATCCTTATGGTACAATCAAACACTACGAAACTTTCTATAAAACTGATAGTACAGGGGTTGTTGTACAAAATAAAGGAATTATTGTTGATCAACAATTTTATACAGACTCGCACAAATATTACGACTCAGGTACGAATCAAGTAGTTACTAGTCCAGGTAATGAGTGGGCAAAACCTGTAACTATTTTTGAATATGAAAGCGATCTAAATGATAGCAAAAAAAATATCTTCTTACTAAAACCAGTATACTTAGATAACTTTATTCGTGAGTTCCGTACAAATAATAAGTACTCAGACTCTACAGATACTATTACTAGTAGGTTGAAGAAGACTGGAGTTTGATCGACTTTTTTAGGCAAAAAAATGGGGGAAAAAATTTCCCCCTTTTATCATTTTGAGAATCCCATTTTGTAGCAAGCAGATGTTGCTAGTTCTGGTTTCTTTTTCAATACTCTATGAACATGACCATGAACATCTGTTTCTAAAGTAAGGTGTGCTTTAGTGTGAACGATCTGAATCACCAGTAACATACCAAACAACGAAAGGTTGACCAGAGTTACTGGATGAAGCAGAGCTTTACCAAGAGTTTTAATCAATCTGCTGCAAGTTTAGCGAAGTAGGACAGAGCATCATCGTCATCATTAGAAGATGAAGTGATGTCTGGTGCGTTGAAGTCAGCAGTGCTAGAAGAGACAGGAGCAGGATCATACTCTTCACTCTCTACGCTAGGAGCAGATGGTGTGGAAGTACCGAGAACCATGCTCATGCGATTCTCTAATTCTGTATAAGATTTGAACTGATCAGAATTAGTGTAAAATTCCAGCGAGTATGCTTGCTGCCATAGTGATTCCATTTCTTCATCATCAGCACTCAATGCTGAAGGTGCTGCGAATTCAGAACTATCATAGTTCCAGTAACCACCTACAGTTTTGATCTTCAGTTTGAAGTTAGCACCTTCCCAGAAATCAAAGACGTTGATTGGTGTCTCGTCTTGGAACTCAGGTTGCATTGCAGCAATCACTTTGTCATGGATCTTCTTACCATAACGATACAGGAAGACTTTACCTTCGTTATCAGGATTAGCAGTGTCCTTAACAACATAGATGTTGCTGTAGTAAGACAACTTGCGCTTGCGATTACGTGCGATTTCTTTGTCTGACTCAACACCGCTGTTCCACAACTTATTGTTAGCGGCACAGACAGGACACTGGTCTCCGTTAGTCGTCAGACAATTGTCGATCAACCAACCACCAGGACCTTGGAAGGCGTGGGAGTAGACTTTTGCCCATGGGAGTGACTCTCCATTAGGGGCGGGGAGGAAACGAATAACGGCATACCCGTTACCACTCTTGTCGAGTGCTGGTTTCCATAGACGCTCATCGGCACCACCTTCTTTAGTGGATTTCGTGAGTTCTTTCTGGAGGAAGTCGAAGTTAGATTGGGACTTGCGCTTCAGATCTGCGAATGACATGTTGGATTTATAGGATTTGGTTTGCGTGTTGGGTCTTACGTGCAGGCGGGTCATCCCCGACTCGTCTGCCCAACAAAAGTATTATACAAATGTCAACCATCCTGTTCCATACGAGACTTTGCTTCCTTCTTGAGAGCTTCGACTCTGGTCTGTAGATTGTTAAACATCTCATTGAGATCTTCATTTTCTTCAGCACCTAGAAGTATGGCAGAATCTTTCATTGATTGTACCATATCTTTTGCTTCTTCATCATCAGAAAGTGTTAGTCTGGTGTAAAAAACTTTCTGTTTTTCAATAAGAGTTTCAAGAACTTCAAAGTATTGAAGTTGTTTGTCTAAAGAAAGAACAGGAAATGACATCATAGAACGCATACAAAACTGCTGCATCTCTGCCATTTCTTGTAGGTCTCCACGTACCATTTCGGATTGGAAAAAGTTACTCATACTAGCATTAATTTTGCTCTACTTGTTTTCTTCATGAAGTTAAGTTGCTGTGCATCAAACTTCAATTTTTCTTTAAGTGGTTTGCTAACCAACTTAGATACAGATTCTATTTCAATCTCGTTAACTTCACAATAGTGGATAACCGCATCAATATAATTCATATCATTATTATTTAATACTAATTTCTCCACGTCCTGTGAGAATCTCGCAGCAGTCATAAATTTATCCTCGGGATTTTCCTGCATATTTTTCCTGGTATTCGGTGATGTACTCTTGTAGTCTTAAAAAGTATTCTTTTTTAGGGGTCACTACTGAAACTTGAACATCACTATTTTCACAAGCAACAATTGTTACTAGTTTCTTTACTGTAATGCCATACAATTCTTGCAAACAGCAGGCATATGCAGTTTCTTGTACGTAATAATCGTACAACCACGCTTCTTTTTTTTGTTCAGCAGACGTTTTGAAATCGATGATAGAAAGTTTACCATCATATTCTGCGATGCAGTCTACACGACCAGCAACCTTTAGGTATTCAGAATATAACGCTGCTTCTTGTAGGTATACTTTATTTATCTTGTCTAAAATATGCTTGCTTGAGTGGAACATCACCCAAGGTAGAGGCATATCTTTATACTTCTTAGTGTCCAACTCATTGTTGATGTAGTCTTCCACCAGTTTATGATAGCGAGTGCCTCTACCTGCAGCACGATTAGATACTGCTTGTGCTTTCTCTTTACCAACTCTATTGCGCCAGCGAGCAAGACCTGCCTGCTTCTTAGAGTTATTACTGATCACAGTGGTGATAGATGGATACTTACCACCACTAGGGGTGACATAGTATCTCTTCCCATCGATTGATTCAGTTGTCATTTCAATGGGATTCATCCCAACATGATCAAAGATATGCATTACAATCCTAAGTTTAGTTTAGCAATTAGATAGTTCTTGACAAGACCTGAACGAACAATGTCTTCAATACCATATTCAATCATGGAGAAGTCTTCTACCATGGTTGCAATGATCTTTTGGAAGTCCAGGATACCTGTCTTCTCATTGATCTTCTGTAAGTCGGACTGGTTAGAGTCACCACAGAACATGATCTTTGTATCTTGACCACAACGTGTCATGATTGAATCAAGTTCGTGGAAGTTTAAGTTCTGACACTCATCGATAAGAACAATAGAGTTGTCTAGTGTGGTGCCACGAAGGAAAGATGTGGACCAGAAAGATACAGTTTCTTGCTGCTTAAGATTCTCATACAACATTTCAAATGCTGAATCATCAGGCATCTCGAACATGTTTTGAACCATGTTCTTGTATGGTATCTGATAGAGAGATGCTTTATCTTCATGGGTTCCAGGTAGGAAACCAATCTCTCTCGTAGCAACCAGTGAACGAACGATGTAAACTTTATCGTATGGTGTGTATTCATCCAGCACATCTTTTAGTGCCAGGTATAGAGCTACGAAAGTCTTACCTGTTCCTGCACATCCAGAGGCATAGATGTTCTTGCCTTCACCATACTGTTCAAACATCAGTCGCTGATTGTCTGTCAGTGGTTCAATGTTCAGAAGGTAGTCAGAATTAATTGGTTTCTTTCTACGCATCTGCTTCGCAGACATACCGTTGATGTCAGGTTGCGTTTTCTTTCTTGCTCTAGGCATAGTTTACCACTCCACCTGCGATCCAGGCATCTTTGCCATTTTGTTCATGTGCTCACTCCATCCAGGGTGCGTCTTGTTCATTTTGTTACGCCAGTCTCCGACTTCTCCGA